TAAATAATTTCATAGGTCAATTCGGAGAAGACTATCAGCAAGCATTTGATGCCATATTTGTCAAAGGGGTAAATCCAAGGGAGTACTTCGGCACTTATAATAATATTGTAAATCTGGCTGAACTTGATCTATCAGTAGAAGATAACCAAATTGCTGTTATCAAGAGAGCTCTGGATGAACAAGGATTTGAACCTGAAGACATAAATACAGAAATAGAACGCCTTAAAAACTATGGTGATCTGGAATCAGTAGCAGCTAAACATCATAAGGTGCTCGTAAAGAAGGATACAATAAGGCTGAGACAGTTAGAAGAAAACGCACAAAGAGAATTACAACAGAGAGCAGCAGTAAGAAATCAATACATTCAGAACGTAAATGCTGTTCTCCAAGATAAATTAAAGGCTAAGGAATTTGATGGTATACCTCTCAATCCAAAATTAGTCACAGAACTACAAGACTTCCTATTGGTGGATAAGTACAAAACTGCGTCAGGGGAAACCCTTACAGATTTTGATAAGACAATCCTGGAACTCAAGAGACCTGAGAACCATGCAATGAAGGTGAAAATCGCCTTACTCCTTAAAATCCTTGAAAAAGATCCTACTCTATCCACCATACAGAAGAGTGGTGTGACCAAGAGGACAGATCAGCTCTTCGGAGAAGTAGCAAGACAAGTAACTAAGAGTAAAACGAATGTGCAACCAAGAAAGAGTTCATGGTTTTCAGAATAATAACTTTTAAATTTTAATTAAAAATGGCAATTCAAACAATTCCAGGATTAACTGGGTTTACCTACGCACGTGTAGCGTCTATGGATAAGCGGGCTGTTGGCAAGCTTACAGATGCTAACCATTTGGAATCATTACATGCCACTGAACCTGCGGATTATGACAAGAAGATCATCAGCTTGTATACGCAGAGTTCTCTGTATAGCAATGACTTCCTTGACATGATCAACAAAAGCACACCTTATTATATTGATAATAATAGTGATGCTTGGAAATGGGACATTAATGTTCCTTACAAATTCCCAAAAATTATTGATATCCCCAGCTCTACAACCAATCTGAGCAAACCGGGTATTGATGGTCAGGAGTTTCAGGTGGTATTGGACACAGACGAATTTGCAAAGAACTCTATTGTTTCTGTTGGGTCTCGTCAGTATGGTCCTCGCTGGTATGTAATTAAAGACCCTGTGCCTTGGAATGCTGGGTATTTATATTCCTTCACCCTTGTCAGTGATAATCCCATTGTGGATTTCGTAAGCTCCACATTCCTTCAGATTGGATTGGAACTTGAACTGATTGATGGTGCTATTGGTGAATTTGATCAGGATCTCTTAGGTCTTCCCCGTATGGGTGAGAAGATCACCATGTTTGAAAGCCTTGGTTCTGCCTATGGTTTTGAACACCTAATTACAGATTGGGCTGATGCAAAGATGCTTAGGGATGGTAATGGAAGACCTTTTGATCTTCTGGTATATGCTCCCCAACGCAGGAATCAGCTTCCCCTTACACGCAATGACATTAAATGGGAACCCTTCATTGAGTTCTGGATGCGTAAGGCTATGCTTGAACTGAAGGTGAAGCGTATGATTTGGTCTAAACCTGGGACAGTTAAATCCAATGGCAGCAAACAGGAACTTAAACGTACCTCTGCTGGTGTCTATCATCGTATGCGTAATAATGGAAACCTTGTTCAGTATAATAGGGGTGAATTCTCTGCCAATCTCATCCGCTCGGTGTTCGGTGATCTGTTCTACAGGCGTGTTGATGTAAAAGACCGTAAGGTGAAGATGTACACCAATGAGGCTGGGTTTGATGTATTCCAGCAGGCTTTGAAAAATGATGCCCTTAATTCAGGGCTGACCTTCATGGCTGATAGCGGAAATCGTTATCTGCAAGGAGAAGGACAGCACATCACTTACAACTTTGCATTTGATGCAATGGTGACACGTGAGACTGGAAGGGTAGAACTTGTCCACCTGAAAGAACTTGATCTTCCTCAGACAAATCTTGAGTTTGGTCAGAACAAGAAGAGCACTCCTGTATTCTTCGTGTTTGATGTTTCTCCTGGAAGCGATGGTTCAATGGTGAACAACATTCGTGAAGTAAGGCTGCAGAGCAGACCTTCCATGACTTGGGGATATATTGATGGTACATCTCATCACTTGGGGTTTGCAAAATCGCAGGGTATGAGTTCAGCCAATAAATTCCCTGGATATCAGCTCTGGATGAAAGACCGTTGTGACGTGTTCATTGAAGATCTCTCCCGTACTGTTCTCATAGAAGAAATTCCGCAGTACTAACATATTGAAGAGCCCCCTCCGTGTATGGAGGGGGATTTTCTCTTCCAAAACAAGGCATTAAAATTAACTACATATGGGTAAAGTATTCAAAATCTCTACGATTAAGAAAGAGTATAGTACATCTGGAATGCAGACAATGCAGGGAGGATTAGCACAGAAGAATTTAACAAGGGTTCCAGGAACAGGGGTGTTTAAATATCCCTACAAGGAACTGGATGGGAAGTATAGAACTGGGCTTGATCCTACAGCTTCCTACATAAAAAGGATTCAAGACCCTCTTGAGAGGGAATTAGAGGAAAAGCGAGTGACAGAACTTAGGGATAGGTTGCAAGTTGCTCTCGGTGATGTTGATCTTGGTCCACGTTCATCCTTTTGGAATTATGCTCTTTCCACCTCAACAGAGGATACAATGCATGTACAACCTGTCAAATTGATGGATGGTGACAATTATTTTGATGCCACTATTCCATTTCAGGAACTTGCATTTGCATGGCTAAGGGTTCATCCTACAATTGCTTCCAGCTATCAGGCTTGGGAGAGGGGTGATTATCCTGCTGACACGCAATTCTATGTTGCAGATGATGAAATTGAAAACACAGTGATGTACAAGAAGAAACAGCTCATCAACAAAGCCATCATCAAGTTTGAGAGTATGACTCCAGACAAGAAGAAAAAGGTGGCAAGGTTGCTTGGTCTTCCTGTAACAGATAGCACTACAGAGGAAGTTGTTTATAACCTTGTTGATAATGTCCTTAAAGAGACAGAATTCAAGAAGGGTAAATATCAGGGACTTTCTACAGTGGAAGTTTTCAACAGGTTCGCAGATATGAAAGAAAACTTACTCCATATAAGGGACTTGGTCAAACAGGCTATTTCTCATTCTGTATACAGGGTTAAGCCCAATGGTAAGATATATGAAGGGGAATATGAAGTAGCTTCTGACGAAGATGAATTGGTAAAATATCTTGCAGACGAGGATAATCAAGAAGATTTAATTCTGCTGGAAAGTAAATTGAAAACAAAGAAAATAGCTCAGACATGATACCTGTAGATAGCTTGTTATACAAGATAGACCAGAAACTAAATAAACTATCCACTAACGAGCATCAACAGATTCAGCTTGAGGATAAAATACTTGCTCTTAATGAAGCTCAATTGAAACTCATTAAGCAAAAGGTTGATGGAATAAGTATTGTTAGTGGATTGGGATATGATGCCTTTAAAAAGCGTTATGAAGATTTGCAGATACTTACAGAAAACTACATAGATCATCCTCTTGTCCCAACATTGAATGATGATAATATAAATCAGTGGGTGGTGGATCTTACAGGTCTGTCACCTACTTATATGTTTTATGTTGACAGCTATGTTGTGGCTGACAAAGGGAAGTGTAAAGACAGGATAATTTGGGTGAATAAGGATTTGGTTAAGCATGGTGATTTACAGTTTTTTTTAACTAATAAACATTATCAACCATCCTTTGAATATCAAGAAACTTTTAATATCTTGTCGTCTGATGAGATGAGTGTATTCACTGATGGTACATTCACTCCTACAAAACTATATATCATGTACTTACGTTATCCACTTTACATTGATAAAGCTGGATATGTTAAGTTTGATGGTACAGATTCTGCCGATGTTGACTGTGAATTGAACCTCTACCTTGAGGATGAACTCCTGGATTTAACAGTACAAAATCTCGCAATGTATACAGAGAATGCTTCCGCTGTGCAAAGTGCGCAGTTCAGGATACAGACAAATGAATAATTATTAATTTAAAATTTTAAGAAATGGCAACAAATTTTTCTTTGACCACTGTCTTTGTGGCTCCAGTTAGTCAAGTAGCCTTGCCTAGCACTGGTTCTATTTCCACACAAGATCTTACTGCTGGTCAGCTGGGTATTTTTGATGAGAAGTATCTTGCTACAACCGCTCCTGGTTCAGCTCCTTATTTCTATATTGCTCAGGGTAGGGAAAACACCTATCTGCAGGGCAGTAAGAGATCTGACAAAATTAAGGGATGTGCTTATGCCACTCCTTGTAATTCCAATGTAACTGAGTGGTATAAAGTTGGAGGTTGCGGAACTCCCACCAACCAAATCATACAGATTAGCAATTGGAATGTGCAATGTGGTGATATTCTCACCCTTACCCTTCGTGCCCATTCAAGCTACATTGATACATTGTACATGAATGGTTTAACACGCAGTGTAACTGTTAATGCACCTTGCTGCACATGTGATGGTGATCCTTGTACTGATGTTGATTGCAATACAATGGTTGACCTCATCATGACCAAACTCACAGGATATACTACCACTGGTGGTGTAACTGATTGGGATGCTCCCATTTCCGATACTGACATGGGCATTAATCCTGATAATTTCAATCTGAATACATTCTTCACCTTTAAAAAGGTAACTGTTGGTGAAGATGCTTGTGGAATTGAAATTGAAGGAAAAGCTCTGACGGTTTATGGACAGCCTTGTGATGTTGCTGCTTTCCCGCATGAATATGACAGGATGTGGTTTAGGGCATTCGTATATGAAGGACCTGCTACTACGGCTGATTTCCTTGTTACAGATGCTTGTGAGAGTGTTGCTACTGTCACCACTGTTCAGAATTCTACCTATGCTACTGGTACTTCTGCTGAGATTAAACAACTTGAGAAGAACTATTACAGCTATCAGGCTGGATATTTGAAGAACCTCTTCAGGTGGGCTGGCTACAATCAGAACTTTGAGAGTTATGTAAGTGATGGTACGGTGTATGATACCTATTATATTAAGTTCAATGAGCTTGATAGGGGTGCTTATAATTGGGGTGATTATATTCCGAGAGATAGCACTGTAATTATAGCTGTCCCTGCAGGGAGCGCATTTGGTGAGGAACTTGAGTCTGTTCTTGAGAATGCACTAGGCGCTGTAACTGCTGATAACGAATGTATCACCACTACCAGTACTACTACAGTAGCACCGACTACCACAACAACTACTACAGTAGCACCGACTACCACAACTACTACAACTGCTGCACCTGCTACTACAACGACTACTACCACAGGGGCTTTTTAGATAATTGAACAAATTGATTGATTACGAGCCAGGGGAAGAGGATCTACCAAATCCTCTGGCTCTTTTTCTTTAAAAGGATGGCAGATTTAAGTTTGGACTTTGTAGTACTTCCTACATATAATAAGTACAATATGGCAGTGGTGGATAATTCCACCTATCCTACTAATCCTCCTGCCCCTAATTACCCTTGGATAGAGATTGATGTACCTGGATTCAGCACGTATGCTGCTGCATTTATTCCTGCTGAAGCCAACGTATATAATTCTACAGACTTCGGTATTACAACAGATACCAATTATGTACCTCTTCCTGATGGTGTATATCATATAAAATATACCAACAATCCTGCATATATATATTATGTAGAGAAGAGTATAATGAGGGTAGATAAGATAATGGAGATGTTTGACAGCGTTTTCATGCAACTTGATATGATGGAATGTGATGGAGCCATTAAGAAACAGGCAATGGTAGAACTCAACACCATCTATTTCTTTATACAGGGAGCTGTTGCTGCTGCGAATAATTGTGCGAATGTACAGGCAGAGAAACTATATGCTCAGGCTTATCAGATGCTTGAAAATATGAAATCAGGGAACTGCGGATGTTCCGGTAATAATTATTATATAAATTTTCAATAACATGGGCTGTAAACCAACGACATGTTCAGTATGTAAAGGAAACTTTCCTGCATGTCAAATCAAAGATGGAAAATGTGCAAGTTGTAGGGCTAAAGAACAGGCTCCTGTTCCTACTCCTACAGCTAAGCCAGAAACACAGAAATAAAAATGTACACAAGACTAACAAATTGTGGAGAATGTGCAGACATTCAATCTCTGATAGATGATATTGATTGCAAACTGGCAAAACTGGCTGGCAATATGTATAACAATATTACATTAATGCTTGGTCAGAAAGTAAATACAGATGCTGTCATATATCTGATGAACTACAGGAGAATATTACAGCGTAAATATTCCAATCCTGTATATCTAAGCAACTTTACAATAAACAGTATTGCTGCGAGAGTTAAACTTTTAATATACAAACAATGAGTGAGTGTAGCGGATGTTTTAATGGATGTTTAGAAATCCATTCAGACCAATGCATAAAATATACAGGGCTTCCTGTTCCTGAATTAGGGATAGAAACCAATGATTCCCTCTCAAGAGTGCTGGAGTTGATTACAGATTTCCTTAACGATCGTGAATATGCCAAGTATTGCAATAGGATGGTTCCTTATGAGGTGGTGAGATATTATACTACTGATTTGAGCAACTTCTCTATGTCAGGAGCTGGAATTGGAAAATGGGAAAACATATATCTCTGTAATGGGGAAAATGGTACACCTGATCTTATTGATGGTACTACATATTATATAATGTATAAACCTGCTTAATATGGCTGATTGTGCTTCATCTCTCGTTCAGTCTGATGATATATATTATTCAGGTCCACCTCTTCCCTGCATAGGGATAGAGCATTGTGACACATTGACAACTGCTGTTGAGAAGATAGAAGAAGCCATCTGTGATATAATTGCACAAATTTCCACTACCACTACCACTTATTGGACGGAGGATACAACATTACCTGAGATCACCTGTCCCGACGATGTGACACTATACACCGACGGGACGGCCACGAGTACCACTTTTACTGTAGTAACTCCCGCGGCTTCCGATAACTGCAC